TTCCGCGTGTAGTCCGCTTCTCTCTGATAGCCTCTGATCAGCTCGGACTCGTCAACCTCAACCGACTTGCCGTCAACCTTGACGGTGTACTTACGGGTCTGGGTCGAACCATCTTCGCCATCGTCACCAGCGGATTCGGCGTCTTCCTCGGAAAGCTCGTCGCCCTCCTCGGCTGTAGCTTCGACGCCTGAAGCCTCCTCTTCCACCACATCATCGGCGGTATCTTCGAGGGTGTCGGCTTCCTCGCGGATCGGCTCATCACCGCCACTCAGAATGCCAGAGAACGCAGCGGCTGCCGCGTCAATGCTGCTCGCATCACTCCCTAACGGGTTGGTGTTGCCATCAGACATGCAAATTGCTCCATCTAAGGGACGCGGCGTCTCACGACGCTGCGGGTCTATAGTATGTCAACTCAGGTTGACACGCAATACAAACGAAAACAGCTAGAAGAAACGGCGCTTTCCCCTCATGTCGTCGCGCTGCTTCTCTGCCATCTTGCCTGTGGTCACGACGGTGGACAGGTGTTCCCTTACCTTGCCGAGCGCCTGCAAATGCGCCCAAATGCGCTCCCTGCCTTCTGCGTCCCGCACGGGGGCATTCTCCCAGGCTGCGATGTACTCGGCCCTGATGGCGTCGAAAGCCTCGGCAATCAGCGGATCGGCCAGCAAGCGGGCGGCGTTGTGGCCGCGTGAAATCTCGGTGTCGGAATCAGCCATCAACCCAACTCCCCGCCCATCTGAACAGGCGTCATGCCGCCCATGCTCGCGCTCATGTTGACGCTGTGCTGCATCTGCGCCTCGATCATCATCTGCTCGCGCTTCAACTGCATCTCGGCTGCCATCTGCTCACGCTTCAACTGGATTTCAGCCGCCATCTGTTCGCGCTTGGCCTGCATCTCGGATTCAAGCTTGGCGCTGCTGATTTGCGATTCCATCTGCAACTTGGCGGCGCTCAATTGCCCTTCTTGCTGCATCTTCGCCTGATCCATCTGCGCCTGCTGCTGAAGCTCCATCATCTTCGGATCGGGCTTCGGCGGCGGCGGATTCATGGCAGCCTCGGACGGGTCTTTGAAGAACTGCTGCGGGTCGCCAAGACCGGCGTTGGTAATCATCTGCTTCAGGGTGTTGTGGTACTCGGCCAGGCCGCACAGCGGGTTGTCAGGGCCAGCCAGTTGGATGATCTGTTCCTGCTTCCCGGCAACCGCCATCAGATGGCCTAGCATGGCGTCCTTGTTGCCGGTGCCGAGCCCGACATTGACGCGCACGTCCATCTCGGCATTCCAGCCACGCGGATCAATCGGCACCCACTCGTTGCGCAGCTTGATGACCTTGGCCTTGTCCTGATACTTGGTGATGAACTTCAGGATCAGCTTGAACAGCCGCTTGTAGCCCGTCTCAGCGAAGATGCGGGCGATCAGTTCAACCCGCTGCCGGGCCATGTCGAGTTGACCGTTGAACGCCGTCGCGCTGACGTTCTGTAACACGTTACTGTCAGGCCCCATGCCCTGCGCGCTGGCCCCGCTGCGCTCCTGCCGAACTTGGTCAATGTAGTTAAGCATGGGGAAAGCCTGCTGACCGGGCCAAGTGGTGGCAATCTCGCGCATCATGCCAGGGGCCTTGACGCGGACCAACCCACCGGGGCGGCTGGTCAACAGATCGTCAAGGTTCACTTGACCGTCAACGACCTCGGTGCGGGGGTTGGTGGACAGGTACAGGCCATCGAGCATCTGCCGCAGCAGGACGGACTTGATGCGCTGAATGTCCATAACCAAGTCGGCAACGCTGCGACCGAAGAAGGTATGCGGCATCAGGATGGGCGACAGCGAGGCGAACGGCACGCAATCAAGCGTCCATTCCTCGTTTTCGAGGATTTCACCGGAAGCGTCGTCGCCGCCGATCAGCACCTTGCGCCATTCGGCAATGCCGTCGCCGTCGTAGTCCACCTTGATGTAGGCTTCCACCACGCAGACTTCTTGCATGGATTCGTCCTGATGGTCGGGCGTCATGGCGTCTTCGTTGAAGCGAGACAGCTTCTCCGGGGCGTAGTCCATGCTGGAATAGGTCGGGATGTTGGCGACGATATCAGGGTCAAATCCCTGTTCCACCAGCTCCGAGCGGGTCAGGATAACCCGGTGGCCGACGAACCCGGCATCATCCAGCGACTTGGCCCGCTTGCTGATTAGGAATTCCTCAGGGGGCACGCCTTCAACGCAAAGCTCGCCCTCCGTCTCTTCCCACTTCACCTTGATGGAATGCAGGCGCATCTGGAACGGCGCGCCCGTAGCCGGGTCAACTTCTGGAAGGTCCATCATCTCTTCGGAGTGAGAGACGACCTTGTAGCCTTCCGGCAGGCCCTGGACGTACAGCAGAAGCTCGTCATCCGACAGCCCTTCCCGCTCGTCGGTGCAGACCTCGGTTTCCTTCTCCCATGTCACCTTGATGATGCCGTTGCGCATCAGCAGCGCATCTTTGATCCAGTTGTACTGGAGCAAGAACGATCCGTTCTCATCCATGATCCAATTGGCGTAATCGGTGGCCTGCTCCGAAACCGCCTCATCCTCTGGGCCGGTGGGCGCATATTCCACGACCTTATCGCCGCCGGCGAAGATGCGCAGCAAGCTCGGAAGAATCCACTCAACGGTGTCTGACACGTCGCGGCTGACGACGCTGGAGCGCCCTTCCTGCTCGTCGCCGAAGGGCTCGCCCAGATAGTACCGCATGGCCTCTTCGCGGTCCCTGGACTGCCACGTGTCCTGATAGCTCGCGGCCTGCACGACCTCGGACTGAACAATGGACTTCAAATCAAGGTCGGACATTTTCATGGCGGTCGGGTCCGTCGCTGGGATGCGCCGTCATCTCGACGGGGCTTGTTCCTGACAATAGCGGAAAATACACTTTGATTGTAGTTAGTTCTTGGCCTTGATGCGAGATGGCTTGACAGCACTTAGCGCAAAATACAGCGTCCCGTCTCGCTCTTCGTGCCAGATGAAATCAAAGTCCGCTTGGTACAGATACCTGAAGTCGGACATGGAGGTTGATCCGACTTGGCGTTCGTATTCCGTTTGATCGAGGAAGACGAACTGTTCTTTGGTGACGATCCTCTTGTGGCTCGGGTCGCCCCACGCCCACTTGTCGGTGGCAAGCGGTACGGAGCCGCAGAACAGCCCACCGGGCTTCAGGATGCGCCAGAACTCGGCCCACTGGGTGAAGAAGAACCGATAGTCACCCATCGCCCCGGTATGCTCCAACACCTCGTAGGCGTGGATTTCGTCAAAGGCGTTGTCGTAGTACGGCAGCGGCAGCGCCTCCAGGTCCCACACCATGTCTGGCTGGTGGTCTGGGTTGATATCCAGCGTATGAAGCTCCGTCCACTCGACGGGGCTGTCAGGGTGGCAGACCTTCTTTCGCTCTGAGCGCCCGCACCCGATCAGTAGTTCCGGCATTACACCACCCACCCTGTGTTGTAGCTGATGGGCTTGGCCCAAGCCCCGTCTTTGGCCTCGACGGCAAAACGTCGCATCATCATTGCGTATCGTGTCGCCGCCATCAGGTCGTCAGCCTCTTTGACTATCCGCCCGTTCTCGCGGTGATACAGCCTAAACTCCTCCCACCAGTCATTGAGATGGGCGAACACCTTTAGCCGCCCCGTCTGCATTCTGGTCAGCATCTCCATGACGCCAGCCTCAACGCCGTTGCTGCCGTCTTGGAACGTGGCACGCTCAAGCGTCAGCTTTAGCCCCTGGCTGCGATACTGCTCTGCAAGCTGTTCCCCGCTGCCCTTGTCATGCTGTAAGCCGTCATGCGGCCACGACCACGGGAGCCATTCGCCCCATGCTTTGAGCGCAGCAGCCTGGACAACTGGAGTCTCTCCCTTTGCCCGGTAGGTGTTGGTGACATAGATGCAATCTGCATCGCGGTCCCAGGCAATGCGAACGGCTGCAAATGGGTGATCCCATCCGAAGTCCAGACCGCCGATCTGCACCCAATGAGGCGGGATGGGGAAGGCTTCGACAGATACGGTTGACTCTTCGACGGGGAAGACGCGACCGCTGCCCAGTGTCGGAATTCCCTTTGCCCTGGCTTCACGCTCATGGGCTGGATAGCTGGATATGATGGCTTGCCGCTGCTCTGCGGTGTAGTGTTCGGCGTCTTCGATGGTCATGTTGACGACGACGCGGGACGGGGACGGCTCCAAAAGGAAGCGCCTCACCACCTCGGACATGCCGAGCAGCGGCGTGAAGGTCATCCAGACCATTCCGCCTGTTGCGTTGGTTCTGGTCAGACCTTCGCTGTAAATGTCCTCTGACGGCTCTTCATCGAACCACACAAAGTCAAGCGTCTCGCCCTGCCACTTCTCGCGTCCTTTCTCGTAGCTCTTAAAGCCGAGTATCGACGTTCCGCCGCTGCTGTGCTTTACCGTCACGGTGTCGATAGCGTTGGGGACGCCTCGCGCCGAAACGACTTCCATAATGTCGGCCTTCGGGATTGCCCCGGTTCCGTGGTGATCGGGGCGACCGAGCAAGATGCGCTGCACGGTGTCACGGGTTGATTCTCCCGTCACGCCAGCCGCCCAGGCGACGATAGGCTTGTCGAAGCGCCGCCCTGTCCACCAGTCGGGGTATCTCCCGGTCAGGTGCATCGCAGCCTCAAAGCCACCAGCCCAGGTCTTCCCAAGCTGATTGCCTGCCATAAAGCAGCGCTCGCGGACGTTCCCGGCTGCGTGGAAGTCAGCTTGTTTCGCGTATGGGCGGTAAGACTT